TCAGCGTCGGCCGTGCCGTATTCGACAAGGTGCGGATAGCGCACGTCCGTGTTGCCGACCGTCACCACGATCTCAGCCGGCCCGGCGACACGTGAGCCGCCCGGCTGCGAATAGGGCGGCGTCGTGCCGCCCGGCGGCGTCATGGTGATGGACTCGATAAGCGCGCCGGTGTCGCGCGAGGCTTCCGCGAATTGCTTCATGGTGCCGACGAGCTCGCCGCCCGACTTGACCGCGACGGGTGCGACTTCCTCGACTATCGCTGCCGGAATCGCTTCGATCCGGCGCATGATGCGCCGCACCTGATCAGAGTAAGCCATGATCAGACGCCCCACTCACGATAGGGGCGCAACAGGTCGCGCACGCCGAACGGGACTTCGGCGCCGGCATTGCCGAACGCGACTGCCTCCCGGCACTCATACCAGTGCGCGGCAAGCTGAAGGACGGCTTCGGTGATGGTCGCCGGGAGCGGATCGAAGTCGGCGAGCGCCTTGCCGAGATAGTCGGCCGTCCACGCTTCGGCCGCTGCGATCTTGTGCGTCAGAAGGGCGTCGTCGGCGTCGTGGTCAACGTTCAACTGCGATTTGAGAAGGGCGAGGGAGACCGTCATTGCGCGTCCTGTGAAAAATCTATTTCGGGCCGATCTTGCGCGGCACTCCCCGCGCCGGTCCCCTCGAACGCCTTCAGATTGGAGACCACCCCCCGGCCCAGGTCGGTAATCTCAATGCGCACAGTGCCGATGGTGATGGCGAAGCCGTTCGGAAGCGGCTTAGGGTCAACGCGGCTGGCGCTGCCCGGCTTGGCGTGCTTAGCCATGTTGATGGCGTCGCCGATGGACATACCGGCGCCATTCACCCGATAGCGAAGGGTCCCGTATTTGATGCCGGCGCACCGCGCCCACTCGCCAAGCGTCAACGTCTGACCGTCGTGGGTGTAGGTGACGTTCTTCTTCGGCTGCTGGTCCGGGAGCCGTTGGCCGGGTGCAACCTCCATCGGCGCGGTGATCGCATCCTCGACAGACAGGCCGGCATTGATACGATCAATGATCAACTCGGCAGGGATACCGTAGTCGAGCGCCCATTCGGTGATCGGCTGCGTGACGCCGTCGTAGGTGAGAAGATCATTGCTGGTCATGGCCGGCGCTCCTGTGCCGCCTCAATGGCGTTGCACCGCTGGCAGCCGGGCCGCCAGTTCGATCGGACCATGCGCAGATCGGGGCGCGTGCGGATGCTGACGATGTGCATGACGACGGTCGCCGGCTGGCCACAACGGGCGCACCAACGGTTGTGGGGTTCGGCGAGGAACGCCTTCGCGGCCTCTTCCCATTCGCGGGTGTAGCCGCGCCTACGGGCGTTCGGGCGCTTGCGATCGAAGCGGGCCTTACGGGCGTGATCGGCCGCCAACTGGCATGCGCAGCGCGCGCCTGCCGGAACGATCTTGCCACAGGAGCACAAATGCGGCGGGCGGGCGCTCATTGCCGCTTGCCTCGCTGTAGAGAGGCTTTCAGCGAGGCAATGCTGTCCTGCACTTCCTCGCGACTGACTTCCTCGCGCGGATCGTAAGCGGGCTTGTCGCTGGCGATCTTGTCGGCGGCGCCGTGGATCGCCTTCAGCTTCGCAAGATGCGCGCGATTGGCGACGATGATCTCGTTAGGCGTTGCGGCCATGGTTTCGGCCGGCGACCAGCCGAGCCAGCCTGTGCCGATGCCGAAGAGGTCTTCAAGGTAGGGCGCAATCCAGTCGGGTTGATCGGTCGGGGAGTCGGCCTTGTTGGCGCTGGCCTCATTGGCCGTGCTGCGATCCGAGCCGAGAAGGGCCAGGATGAACGCCAACAGCGGCTCGACAAGCTCGGGGAGGAACTTGGCGCCCTTGGCAGAGATGGCGCGGATAAGGTGATGCGCCGTGTCTTGGTCGGTGCCTTCATAGATCAGATCGGCGATCATGCCGAAGTGGCCTTCGGTAATGCCGACGGCGAGCTTGCGCAGATCGTGTCGCGCGTGAAGGCGGATTGCGGCCCGCAATGACGGTCGCAAGCGCACGGCATTACTGCCGAGCGGGATGGCGACGATGTCGTTTGCGAGCCGCATGGTCGGGGATCTCCGATCGCCTTTAAGCAACCGGGGAGACGGCCGGATCGCCGAGCACGGCGACTGCGCCGAGGGCGATGGACGTTCCGCCCGCCTTGGTCAGGGCGAGGCGCACATAGCGCTTGAAGCCGCGATAGCCGAGCTTGTAGGCGGCCGATGCCGCCAGCGTGGCCGGGGCGTTGGTGTCGACCACGGCAGCGTCGGCGTCGGTGAAGTCGCCGGTCTGGTCCGTGTCGGACTCCTGCACCTTCACGCCGAAGTCGCCAGCGCCGACGATCGCGCCGGTGTTGACGACGAACGCGATGCGGCCGAAGCCCTTCAGGTCGATGGCGGCGCCGGTTTCGGCCGCCGCCTTGACGGCCGGGACGATGGCGAGGGCGGCGCCGATGTTGGAATAGAGGTCACGCATGATGATTGGTCCTTTCTTCGATCGGGCTTAGGCCGTGGCCGTCTTCAGCTTGCGGAAGCGCGCCGTCTGAAGCACGCGGCCGCCGGTGCGCCGGGTCGCGTGAATGCGGGTGATGCCCTTGCGCGCCTGCGTGTAGGGATCGGACAGGACCGACAGCGCCAGCCGATCGATGATGCGATAGGCGCTGAAGTCGCCGAAGATGATCGGGAAGTTGCCGTCGCCGATGTCCGGCATGTCGACCATTTCGACCACGGGCTTGCCGAGAACCGTTTCGGGCTGGCCAGCCTGATAGGACGGCTGCCACAGATAGTTCTGCTGGCCGTCCTTCAGCTTGCGGACGGCGGCGAGCGTCGTGCCGTTCATCGCCCAGGCGGCGCCCGATGCGTTCCGGTAAGCGGCCGGGAGCGCATACAGGAGGTCGATCAGCTTGTCGGCGCTGAGGTTCGTGGCGTGGCCGTTGACGGTGTGCAGTATGTCGGCGTTCGCCATGAAACCTTCCGGCTGTTTGACGCCCGAACCGCCGACGAAGGCGACCGCTTCCTTCAGGCCGAAATCTTCGGCGAGCGCGAGGCGGACTTCCGCTTCGGCCGCACCGCCGCTGTCGGCGAGAAGCTCATTCGAGATGTCGACGAAGGTGCGCACCGCGTGAACGGGCACTTCCATCAGGCCGAACGAAACGTCGGACTCGCCGGCTTCCTCGGTCTCGCCCTCCCACTGCGCATTGGTGATGCCGGTGCGGCGGGGATACTTGACGGACGGTGCACCGGTCGTGCGCACCGACGCAAAGCTGCGGATCGGCGAGAACTGGACCAGATCGCGGATGAACTCCGACGACATTTCCGCCGGGGCGAGATAGCCGGCCTGCGGATCGCTCGAAACCGTGAGCGCCTTCAGGTCATCGATCGGCGTCTGGTTGCCGTGGCGAAGGTAGGTGCCGAACGCCTTGCGCTCGATGCCGTCGTCGTTGTCGTTCGCCTTCGGTGCGGCCGGGCGGTTGAACTTGGCTTCGAGCTTGTCGAAGCGTTCCGTGAGCTTGACCGTCTCGCCGGACTTGGCTTCGACGCTGGTCAGACGCGCTTCGACGGCCGTGCGGAAGTCGGCGAGCGCCTTGGTGACGATGTTGTCGGCGTCGTCATCGCCTTTCAGTTCAAGCGGGGATACGTGCTGCATTTCAGGTCCTCTGAGAGAAGAGCGCCGTGGCGCGGTTGATGGCGTCGGCAATCGCGAGCGCCTTGACTGCCGACTTCGCAGACGTGATCCGCGCGCCGGGATGCATCGGGAGGGCGACAAGCGACGCCTCCAGCAATTCGAGTTTCGAGATGGTCCGGCCGCCGCCGGGACGCGCGAGCGCCTTGCGCGTGACGAAGCCGACGCTGATTCCGCGCACGGCGCCCGACTTCACAAGGGCGCGGACTTCGCGAGCACGGGCGACGTCCTCGACAAGCAACTTGCCCTTCAGGTGCAAGCCGTCCGGCCGTTCGGTCGCTTCCGTCCAGACGCCGACGGGGTCGTTCTGGTCATGGCCGAAGAGCATCGGCAACGGCAGCCTGGCGTCGGCGAAGGCGCCCTTTTCGATGACGTCGCCGACGCGATCGGGGGAGCCAAACGGCCAAGCGAGGCCTTCGATCTCGCCGCTGTCGCCAGCCATGAACTTGGTTTCGAGGAAGAGCTTATCCATTGGCCGGGGCGTCCTCATTGGCCGGCTCGCCGAAGTAGGCACGCTCAAGGATCGCGACGGCGAGCGGGAAGGTTTCGGCGAGCGGGCGGCCCTTGGCGTAGGTGTTGACCAGCGCGGCGGCGTCGGCCGGCGTGGTGCCGCCGCCGATCAAGCCGAGCCGGATGGTCTCGATAAGGTCGCCAAAGGCGAATTGTCCGGCGAAGACGCGCTTGCACAGGGTGCCGATGCCGGCGCCGGTCTTGCGCTCCAATTCGATGATCAGATCGGCCGGGAGGGCGAAGGCGTGCTCGCCGTCGCCGAAGAACGCAACGTGCGTCATGCGGCTTCTTTCTCGGCGGGCAAATCCGCAACGGTTGCGGAAGTGCCGGGTGTGATGTTCGGATTTGCCAGCGTGTCGCCGCCATCAAGCGGGGCCAGGTTGAGGCCAGCCCTGACTTCGTTGGCCGTCATGGCGCCCATGGCGCGGAACTGCTGATAGACGGTCGCGCGCGTGGCGGCGTTGGCCGTCAGAAGATCGTCAATGACGAACTCGACATAGAAGCCGGCCGCGCGCTCTTCTGGCGAGAGAAGGACGCGGGCATATGCCCATTCCCAAGCGTCCAGCCATGACCGGAGGGTGAGCGTCAGGAACGATTGAAACATCTCTTCGGCGTTCGACCACGTCGCGCGGGAAAGCTCGAAAAGCAGATGCGGCGGCACGCGGAAGACGCGGGCGATTTCGTTCACCTGTTCGATGCGCATTTCGAGGAACTGCGCATCAACCGACGTCATGGTGACGGGCTTCAGCTTCAGGCCGTCGTCAAGGATCAACGGTTCGGTGGCGTCATTGGCGCGCCATGCCCGATACATCTTGCGGACGTTGGCGATGGTCGTCACGCCGCCGTCGCTACCGCCGAACTTGTTGTCCTTCTCAATGACGGACGAAGGACGTGCGCCGCCTGCGAAGAGGCGTGCCGCGTGCTGTTCAAGCACGCTGGCGAGAGCGATGGCTTCACGGCCGGCGTTGATCGGCGCGAGGTCCAGCGGCGCCCGAATGTGCAGGATTTCGGTGTAAGGGTAGGTGCGCACCCGGTTGCCGTCGCGCGCCTCATAGATCGGCTCGCCGGTCGTCTTGTCGGCCTTCACGGTGACGCATGCCGGATCAAGCCGGATGAACTCGATAACGCGGCCGTTAACACGGTTCGCCCAGGCAAAGCCGCCTTGATTGTAGAGAAGGGCGTCGGCAGTCAGCCGGGCGCGAAGGTCGCCGGCCGACGTCCAATCGTTCGCCTCGCGATGCACAAGGCGATAGGCCGGGTGATCCTTAGCGGTGCGCTTCCCGCCGTCGTCCGCTGCAAAGACTTTGGCGGGAAGCGCACCAATCGTGCCGGCGATAAGCACGATAGCTGAATAGACGGCAGGAACGCGAAGCGCCGTGGCGGGCGTGACAGAGGCGCCGGAAATGGTCGGCGTGATGCCGAAGATTTCGAGCGCCAGAGGGTCGGACAGCGTCACGGACTTCTTGTCGGTGACGCCGCCGAACTTGGCCTTCAGATACGCGAAGGGACGCAACGCGGAACTACTCCTAAGACTGAACTTAGGAATATTGTCTCATGTCCGATTCCGCGTGTGAATCCCCTTTTTTTCGGTTTCTAGGAATTTTTTCCGAAACGCCGATAGCTCAGTCCCGCGAGCCTAGATTCTTCTACTAACTAGGCTATATTCGCTGCGCCTAAACAGGAGGCCTTGAGACTAGTAGTTAGAACGGGGGAAGAAAATGAAGAATGCGATTCTTGCCTTCACTTGCGCCGTCACAGTCGCGATTAGCACGAGTTATTCACTTGCCGCCGGGCCGCAGAACGCTACATGCGTTGCCAACTTCCCGGGATATGGTTCGGGAACCCTTACCATCAAGAACGGCAAGCCAGTGGCCTATCGGACCAGCACCTACATTGCCAGCTCGGTGAGTCGATCCGGAAACACCATTCGCATCGACGCTGCAAGGTTCACGATCACGAGCGAGAGCGCGAACGCCCTAATCGGAAATTGGCGGCTCGGTTCGTATCACCCAAACGGCGTCAAGTTCGCGTGCCGGTAGTCTAGATCAGGGGGTAAGGCTTCAGCCGATCGATCGCCTTCTTCTTCGCAGTGATCGTCACGTCGCCATAGTTGTCGCCGGCCGTGCGCGCCGCGTGCCCTTGGATGGCGTCAAGCACCCGGTCGGATATCTCGGCTTCGCGGCCGATGGTCTTGAACCGATGGCGCCAGCCATGGTTCGGCGACACGCCCTCGGGGATCACGTCCAGCGACTGAAGCCACTGACTGACACGGCCGGCTGTCGTGCGCGCGCCCTGAAGCTCGCCGCCCGGCTTGGCGGTGTGGAAGAGTGCGCCATCCGGCGCCGATCGGACGAAGTCGAGAAAGCCAAGCTCGACAAGCTGGCGGTGCAACGGCACGTCGCGATACTGGCCAGTCTTGACCGAACCGGCATCGGGCGTGATGCGGATGATCGCTGTCCCGCTTTCCTCGCGCACGTCCTGCTTTCGCAGTTGTGTGATCTCGACAATGCGCGCGCCAGTGAAGGCGCATAGCAGCGACGCCCAACGCTTAGCGGCGGTGGTCTGCGCAGTTTCGTTGTTCGCCGTATTGCCACGGGCGGGCGGCGTGTAGGCGCGGCACGCCTTCAGGATCGCCAGTGCCTCTTCATCACGGAAGCCGCTCTCTCGCGCCTGTGTCGGCTTCAGCACCTTCACCTTGACGCCGTCGGCGGGGTTGGCCGGTAGGCGCTCATTCTCGACAGCCCATGCCAGCACGGCGCGCACGCTGGCGAGGTATGTATCCTTGACGGTCTTCGGCGACAACTTTTCGAGCTTGACGTCGCGCCATTTGATCACGTCCTGCTTGGTGATCTGGACGGCATCGTTGTGCCCGACAAACCGCCCAAGGTCTTCGAAGACCGGCGTCCAGCGCCTACGGGCCTCCCTGCCCTTTCCGTTGTGTTCAAGCTCCTTCAGGTAGTCATTCAACAGCGTGCGCAGATAGACAGGCGGACGCTCGTCAGCGGGCGGCGTGGCGTTGGCTATCAGCGGGTGCGCCGGTTCGCCGGTAAAGTCGCCTTCGTCGCGTTCGGCTACACGCGCCAGCGCCTCATACTCGGAAATGCAGATCGCACGGGCCAGGGCGCGCCAATCGTCTGTTCCGGGTGTGGCCGTGGTGTTGCCGATCTTCCTGAAACGATCGATCCGGTGCCCGACGAGGTCGACGAGTTCGGCGTCGGCAAGTTGCCCGGCGATGCCGCGCCGAAGCTGCGCAACGAAGCCGTCATCGATCGACACAGACGCCCATTGCGGCCCAGCGTTACGCAAGGCTTCGTCTTGCGCCAGCCGGTCGGTGTAGTTCCGTAGCGCGATCTGGTCATCGGCGAGCGGATAGCGGCCGATGGTGACTTCCTTGGCGCCGGCATCGACGGCGCGCCGTTCGGCGAGCGCGATTTCGTGCTGTAGCAGCGCGACGGCGCCGGGGAGCTTTTTCAGCGCCTCGCGACGATCCGGCCCTAGCGGCTTGCGCAGTTCGGTCCTGCCGACGAACTTCCGAAGCTCGGTCGGCACTACCAGCCGGGCGAAGTAGCGCCCGTCACGGTCCAGAAGATTGCGCACCTTGCCAGCCATCGCCGCCGCCTTTTGTTACGAAATTTGTAACATCAATATGGGCGGAAACCCTTACGGGTCAAGGCTTTCAGCGATTTCAAGGGGATGGGCTGGTGCTGC